GCGTAATGAATTAAAAATCAACGAGTCTATTTTGCAGCAGGAAATGTTGGAACAACCGTCGAAGTATATATACTGGTCTTCTTTACTAGAGAAGCTACGTTACTATCAAGAGATGGAAGATTTAAAGTTAGAAGTTGAATGGTCACGGTTAGATGGAGAAGCACGAGTACATATTACCGCGCAAGGCGGAAAAGCAACGAAAGACCAAGTAGAAGCATACATAAAGCAACAAGAATCGTATTTAAAACAGAAGAAAGTTTGTGTACACTATACGCATGTTATCGGGCGTTTGCAACGTATTGTGAAAGCGTTTGAACAACGTAAAGACATGTTACAGTCGTATGGTAAACAAGTAGCTAATGACCTGTCATATGGTCAAGGAGCAGGTAGTAAGTTTATGCAAGATGAACAAGCTTACTATAATTACACGCAACAACAAGTAAATCCGCAGATAGGGAGGGGCTATTAATGTCGGTACCTAATCTATATGATGTACCTAAACATTTAGAGCAATCAGAAGCTTTCCGCGAACTATCGGAAGCACTAGAATACTTAACTCCATATGAGTTTAAAGAAAGATACTTTCCTTATTGGTATAGCAAGAACGGTATCGAGGGAGTTAGTATAGCATTAACTGTTGATGGTTGGTACGTATTTACTATCGACGGAGAGGTTGTGCTAGATGCTAAATAAAATGAAGACTCGTGAAGAGATTATGGTAGTATTTAACGAGACTTTGGAGACAGATAAAGAAGTAAGAGAAGCGTGGAACAATAGAGAAATTGGTTACGAGGATTATAAAAGCTACCTCACTCAAAATAGATGCTATCGACTAGCCCTTGAATGGGTTTTAGGAGAGGCTGATAGATTCGACTAATAAATTTTCAGAAAATTCAGAAAATTAGTTGACATCCTATTCGTAACATGGTATTATAATAGAGTACCAGTTAAGAGAGGAGGACAAAGAAAGTGAAAGGTAGCAACGTCACTTAGTTTTTGGGAAGTACATAGAATACATAATAAAATTTAAAAACAATTAGGAGGAAAATACATATATGAATTTTGCTGATATTATTGCACAGGAACAGAAGAACCTAGAACAACAAGGTGGCGGTGACCATCCGAAGGTAGTTTACCCGGAGACAAAACATCAACGCTTGTTCTTCGAGAAAGGGCAAACGGAATTAATGATTCAATTATTACCATCTGGTGATTTAGTAAGCCCGTTCTTCGCACATACTCGTAAGATTTTCCTAAGTGCTAAAACATCTAAAGGTAAAGAGTTAAATGTTAACTTCACTTTAGATAGCCAAGTAAACGAAGGTTCATTACTAGATAACAAGATTGCAGAGTGGACAGATAAAGGAATGATTCCTACGCCATTCGGTGGACAACAAAAACCTAAGAATCTTTACCTAGTAAACGTGGTTCGTGTATTCCCGCACCCGCAGAACCCACAACAATTATACCAAGAGCGCGATGAGCATGGCAACCTAGTAGTTCGACTATTCGAAATGCCACAAACAGCGTTCAAAACGATTCTTAAGAATCTACAAGACCCATTCTTATCTGGAGGACGTGAATTATCATTCATCGACCCTAACGGCGCATTCCCTATTAAAATCGCTAAACCAGCTAAAGGTCAAATGGAGTACCCGGTAACAGTTTACCAAACAAACTTACCACCATTAGGACAAGGATGGGAAACACAGTTAGAAAACTTACCAGCACATGCGGTACCGACTGAGCGTTTAGAGAATGGTTACCAATGGGTAGAAACATTCATCAGCATCAAAGAAGGTAAACCGCAAGGACAGGCTCAACAACAGCCACAAGGACAAACCATACAGCAAAATCCTTACGGGCAACAAACTAACCCTTATGGGCAAGCTCCGGCACAAGGTCAAAATCCTTATGGACAAGCTCCAGCTTTAGGACAGAATCCTTATGGACAGACAGCTAATACATACCAAGCACCACAAAATACATATGCACCACCAGCTCAAAATACATACCAAGCGCCACCAGCAGCACCTAACTATGGTCAACCAGCAGGTAACGGGTATCAAGCACCACCAGCGTACCAACCACCTGCATACCAGCCACCAGCGGAGCCTAACATTCAATTACCATCAGGTATGAATGAACCAGACCCATTTGATATCGGAGTAGAAACTAACTTAGGTCAAAATGGCGGAGTGGGCGCACCAGTAACAACAGCACCTCCAGCTCCACCAGCACAACAACCAGTAGGTACGGTACAACAGACAGCTCCACAAGGGCAACCTGACTTAACTAAAGTAGCTACAAACGATGCGGGATTCCCTGATATCGACGCTATGATTGCTGATGAGCTTAAGTAAGATGTAAGTCCT